CCTGGTTAGAAAAGATTCACTTAATTGAGGGTCTATCTGAGGAAGAACTCTTCAGCTCATTCAATCCAGTATGGAATGAAATACTCTCAAAGTTGTTTGAGAGCGCTCTTCAAGATTATCCCCTTACGGGACCTTGGAATTTAATGGAGGTAAAACCTGCCGCTATTGCGGAGCCTTTAAAGGTCCGTATAGTGACGAGATCATCTTGGATTCTCCAGTTACTCAAGCCTATTCAGGAGGCATGGCATAGTACCATGCGTCAGGATAAGGTCTATGAGCTGATTGGAGGAACCCCGGTACATCTCGCACTTCACGATCTTTCCCTTGAAAAGGGTCAGAGGTTTGTTTCAGGTGACTACGAGTCTGCTACAGACCGTATTCATCTCCATTATACCAAGTATGCCGCAAGAGAGATGCTCAAGAGGACGACATTCACATTTCCCAATAATACGGAGATCTTTACTGATCCCCTTATTCGGAACTGGATTGAGCGACTAGTGGAGCACTCCTTCGATAGTATCTTTATAGGTGAACCTGACAACGTAGTTCTTCGGGGACAGATGATGGGTCACATTCTCTCCTTTCCCTTATTGTGCATAATTAACAAGGCAGCATCCTCTATTTCTCTTCCATCTGATCGATGGATTAAAGTGAATGGAGATGATGTCCTGTTCCCCGCCTCACGACGGGAGTATGAACTCTGGGAACTTCATACCAAACATGTTGGATTGAAGAAATCCGTTGGTAAGAACTATTACTCACGAGATCTGGCCATGATTAACTCGGAAGTCTACACTTGGAATAAGGATCTCCATAGATTGGAGAGACTTATTTTCCCAAATGTGGGACTTCTCGGTTATCTTGGCGATTTTGTCGATAAATATGGTCGACAAGTTACTCCATGGAGTCAGCTTGCTGGAATTTTGGGAGACTTCTGGAAGGGAGTCTCTCCAAGTTACCAAAAGCAGGCCATCTCCATGATCCGTGAGAGGTACCCCATAATTCAGGGATTCCCAGGATCAATTTTTGGTCCTAGGGAACTTGGAAACCTGGGATTACCTGTTCCAGCCGGGTACAATTTCACCCGGTACCAGAGGATTTGGATGGAGGCTCACCGTACTGGTTCCTATCTGGGGGAGGAGGGTTTCCGAACCCCCTTCTCCCGGATAGAGACCCTTTATCAGAAAGAGATCCCTCAACAGGATCCCTTCCTGAAATGGGGTATTCCAGATGTAGTTATTCCTCCTGAGAATATTTTGCCCGATCCTTACTCTCGATCTGGTGGACTGTCAAGGGAACTGATGCAGATAAGAAGGTGGTTTGAGTCGTTGGAAAGTCTCAAACACCAGAGAATCTTTGGAAGACGTCGATTTAATCGATGGCTCCAAAAGAACTCTACTCCCCCCCTATCGGGATCTGCTCTAGATTCGGTCCACAGAAACGATTGGCACGAGTTGCGCCCTCAGTGGTACCATGTTCGTAGAGGTACCCTGGTTGACGAACCCGTTGTCCGACTCCATTTCTAATTACTCTGGGTCTATCCAAGAGGATAAGCGAGAGACCATCAGGCCCCTCTACGAAGAGGAATGGTCCAGTAGATAGGAGTACCTACTGCACTAATTAAATAGAAATGGCGAAGAAGAATAACTCTAATCGCTCCCGTGGAAATAATCCCACGGGGGTGACCTTCCGTCCCACAGTTAATGCAGGGATGGGAACCAAGACGATTATGAGGGGAGGGGAACGTCGCATTACCAGTTTAACGAATGGTATACGCGTTCGCTACATCGACCCTATGCAAACGGTTCACTCAGCGCAGACAAACCTTACAAAAGGTTTCTCTGCCATCGGAGCCAATTTTGCAAACATGCCCTGGCTTGCAGCGCTCGCAAAGAATTATTCAAAGTTCCGAATTAATTCCGTACGAGTGATGCTTCAATCTTCGTGTCCGACTACCCAAAGAGGGTATTCTGTTATAGGTTGGACTCCTGAGTATGTTGACGCTCAGACTTGGTCGAGCGACGCCAATACAGGCACCATCTATAATTTCGCGAAGTGGGCTACGGGTCCATGTTGGGGGGGCTCGAATATGCATGGGGTGACATCTCTTGATTTCACCGTAACACGTGCCGAGCTTCACCCCGTACTCCCCTGGTACTATCTAGGAAGTGCAACTCCCAGTAATTTTAATATTGGAGGCTGCATTGTTCATCAGAATGAACCCAATGGGGTGGCTGATAACACTATCGTAGGAAGAATCTTCCTGGAATACGATATTGAATTCGCACAACCCATTGCTCCCACGTCTCATAATCCAACTTTCGATTCCCAACTTGCCAAAGTCCCTCTTGACTACGAAGGTACAATCCCAGTCCCGGTTATCCGGGCCAGTACTGATCCTCCACATGAAGAGGAAGATTAGAGTGCTACGTTGGTTATCTAACCCGGTAGAGGTCTGAGAACCTCTACTGTATAATTGGCACCAATCTTTTCTTTCTTTTATGTGTCTTTACTGGGG